GTTCTTTTCTTTTTATGTGTTTTAAGCTCACATACCTATCATTCGTAATCCCGTATGCGTCAAGCCCGGTGCGTAGTTATTCCACGCTGCCTTGACGAATCGAGAAGTTATGCTCTTGGCGGCTGCGCCCAAGGTAGTAGACCAGCCTGGCATTGTGTTGTCCAAATACTGTAGGACTCTCTGATAGTTCCCAGGAGCTGATATCTGTTTCGGCACAGTAATTACCAGTCCTTGTTCACTCTGCGGTTTCCATTCAATGTTCTGGATGAATTCGAAAAACAATTCATCAGTGTCACTCACACTATCCCAAACAAAGCCCATCATACGCGATCCAAATCGTCTTCCATCTGAAGCTACGATCGTGTCTGCTGAGCCATTTGAATAGAAGGCAGAATCCTCCCTATCTTTGAAGTTCGTCGCGCCCTCATACGGACGATAAGTCACCTCCATAGTATCTAAATCTAATCGAGATGTCTTAGAGCACATACCAAAGAGTTCATTAATACTCACTGGATCTGCTCCGTTGGCCTTCAATACAGTATCTGCGGGCACATTTTCTAAGTATCCAACACGCCCAGCGGCGTCTGTCATGGCACCTACATACGTCATTCTCACACATGCACCTACACACCTCCAGGAGGAAGCGGATCCGGCGGCGCAGAAATTCGAAGCACCTGCATTTAGGGCTTGTCCTTCTACGTCTCCCATCGCGGATCCGGTCCCAAAAGGGGTAGCCGGCGAATTAACTGGTCTAGTCGATGGAGTCGTAGTAGCAAAAGCTATACAGTTAAAATGACCGTCATCACTATACCTAGTTGCATGAGCTGGATCCCATAAAATGAATCCAGATGTAGTTGCTGAACCGCCACTGAAAACGGTTTTGTGTTGGGTTAGAATGCCCTCATCCGTGCTAAAGACACCAGGTGTCAATATAGCATCACACGGGTTGCTTATCATTGAAGCATAGACCATTTCATTGGTCTGGCTTCTACGTCTCCTATTCCTAGGGCGTCGCTGCTTATTTTTGCGCTTAGGCGCTTGCTTCTTGTTTCGTCTAACCATATTTCTAGGTAAACTATTTAATTGTTTTGGGCCGGCCCTAACAATATTATTGAACAGATGAAGAACTATTGCTAGTCCCCACCCTCCATGTAAAGCAATGTATTGCAGCAAGATATGCATGACAACGTTATAACAAGAATTATTTTGGTAAGACTCATAAAGTCCTATTCCGACAGTAAAGCTCCAACCCAAAGAATATCTAAGGAGTTCCTCTAATAACACATTTATCAGCAGGTTCCACCTATTTTCTTGTTCTTCAGGTTCATCTTCATTTTCCACCAATAGTTCCCAATTTCCTTCTGGGCCCCAATCTGTTTCTATAAGGACTCTAGCAGCAACGCTTTCCAGTTTAACTGGATAACCTACCGCTAATTCTGCCTCCAGATCATCTAATTCACACCTGCTAAGACCATACCTCTCTTCCATCCATTGGTACGTCTCATCACTGCAAGTGGTCTTAATGTCAGTGTATTCGTTATAGGTGTCTCTAATGAGTTTCACCGTTTTACTGCGTTCTGTGTACACGGGGTTGTTGTACAGTCCTCTGATTCCAGGTATGAAACTTATTTGACTACGTAATCCCTTGAGAATACCAGCAAACTGGTCCTTCTGTTCCTCAAGTGTGTAATCTGTTCTCTTACACCAAAAAGTTTTGGCTAATAATTTTCCTGGTTTCGGGACCAACACATTCCCTTCTTCGCAAGGTACAACGTATGAGGAGCAAAACTCCATATCGATAAACCTACAAGTCTCAAACTTGGCAATGAAGCCAAGATCTGTAAACTTTTGTTTTACCTCCTCATCATTGTTAGGGGACTCTTCTAGGAATATAACAGCATCATCACCTTTGACCACGATAGCCACAATCTCTTTAAACACTATCAAAAAGAGAAATAACGTCAATATCGTGTTACCTAGTAATGTTTCGCTTCTTCCACTTAATCTGAATCCCTTTGCGACATAATGAAATCCAAGGCGATTAGAAATTGAGATAGACTCAGTATCAAGTCTCATCAAATCTACTACCTCCTTTGGAATACCACACTTCTCGAAAAACTCACAAATCATCAATAAAGCCGCGTTATGTTGCGTGCTATCATATTGTGAGAAATCACTTTTACCTATCACATAGTCTTGATATTCAGCCAAAAACTCACCTATTTCGAAAGCGTCTCCATGTATGGGAAACAAAATCCAATGGGGTAAGAATGCAGCTATCAATTCGCCTAGAGGAACCAACCACCTTCCGGTGGAAAAATTCAGCTCAACTCTGGCAGAATGAATTGGGCGGGGAGGTTTCTGTTCATTATAAAACTCCGACTTGAGAAACAGGTTAGACTTATTCCAATCTTCTTTGCAGAAATCAGCTTCAGCCTCGCCTTCATCTTTCTCTTGTCTAAGTTTCTTCTCCTTTGCAGGAGGAAACCTTCCTACCCAAGAATCAAAACATATTGGTTCTAGGAATAGTGCAACGTCTCTCGCTAGGTCTATCAGCACCTGGGGCAGCCGAGTAGGAAAACTCTTGGGTAATCCAGTATCACTCAGTACCTTATGTTGAATGCAAGCATTCACATTGTGCCAACAGTTCCGTGGTATGCAAGGAACGAAATCGGGGTGGTATACCATGGGGTATGCTCTAGTGCCTGGTACACAGGAAACCTTTTCAGGTTTCTTAAGCTTCATAGTTTTTGTCCTACTTAGCTCACGCAGCGGATAGCCATCACAACAGTAATCAAGTAACCTAATGGAAAGTGGATACCTTCCTCTAAGCCACAAGACTGCTATGATAGCAGTGGTGACACCGATCGAATGAATAGAATCCCAATGATAATATGCCACGTAAGAAGATCCTGACATCCAACTCAATAGCAATAAGACCCAGGGCCAGTAAGTTCTGGCTGGTACTTGCCAACTCAAATTGTTAGCTCTTATCGCTGCTCTGGACAGGTCATTCTCATGCGGTGGTTTTATTATCACAGGCTGGGTCTTGTAAAAATTAGATGCATACGACTCTACAATCATCATATCATCAAACCCTGCCTTAGCTGCCTCTCTTCTAACCCTACTGATAAACGATTTTTCTCCTTTGCCACCCATCATCTCGGTAGCTCGGATATGTTTCCTGCACATCTTCTCGTATATCACGTCTGGGTCCTCTGGCGCTTTCTCTTCTGGGATCTCCTCCACCTTTATTTCTACTTCCTTCTCTTCTTCGTTCTTGTACTCTTCAATCATCTTCAGGATGCGTAACTTTCTACTAAAATCTGGCAAACGAGCCGTTGCTCGGAACCTCCAAACCTCCACGTCTAAAAACGTGCGTTCGAGTTCCCACACCAGTGTACCAATTCCTTGTTCTTGGTAAAATCCCTGGTTGAGCCAATCCATGGCCGAATGCGCATAGTCACTGCTATTTCCTTCTGCTTGTACAACTACCATATCTCCGTAACGCTGATAACTCATTTCGCCGTCCATGATTGTACCGTCTTTCGCGGTATATCTATGAATCACGGCATAATGAATCGGGATCGCTTGTTGAAGTAGAGCTCTCAAAATTTCACCAGGTTCACTATAATAAATAGAGTGAACCGAGATCGAAATGGTATACTCGCCTAGACCATACTGGTTAGTGCATTCATCGTCGCACTCACCCCACATGTGTCTGCAAAACTGTCCGCCGCGTTTAAACCGGCGCAACAAGTCTTTAGCTTCAAAATCAGGACAACAAGAATGAATATACTTCCTTCCATTGTTATGGTGTCGCTGAGCCGATCCTCCTACATCTAGTATTAATCCTTCTTGCACATCCGCGTCAGCGAAGTCCCTCATGCACAAAGTTATGGCATGGGCTTCAGCAATTGCACGAAAAGCAGCACACAAAGGATGCCGATTATAGGTTTGGCTCAACTTCAAATCCTCCAATGAGGCTTCTGGATGCCATTCCTTCAGAATTTCGACTTTCCTATTGTTATAATACATAGAATGTGGTATCACGTAATGTACGTCGGTATGAAGAGAGAGGGGGTGGTCGGATTTTTGAAATCGGTTTTTCCACTGTCTGATGGCAGGGCAACTGCCAACAAACTTTCCTTTCTTCTTGTTCCTCTCTAAAGAAACGCCTTGTTCTTTATTTTTAACCGGAGAGGGAGACTTTTGGTTGTCCCGAACCTTGTTTTTAGAAGTTTTCTCTTCCTTCTTATCAGTTTCCTTCCGTTGCTTGGATTTCCTATTTCTAGTTTTCCGTTTTGGTTTGGCAACAGCCGGTTCTGCAGGAGGGTTCTCCGTTATGAGTTCCCGATTGGCAAATCTGGCCGCTCTTCTTTCTTTGCGGTTAAGTTTTACCCTGACTTCTTCTTTCACCTCCTCTTGTTTCGCTTCCACTTTCTTTCCAGAGAGTTCATCACGATACTGGCGCGCTTGTTCAACGTATGATTGCCAGTGGGGGTAATAGGCCGGATTTTCATCCTGAGATTGGCGTTTAGCAGGTAAAGACTCCTCTAAGGTCTTACCTTCATTCCCTTTGCAGGGAATGACTGGTGCTGTTCCTTCGCAGGAACCGCTTGGCTTTTGATTTGAACGTTTCGGGGTCTGCGACATATTTCTATGGAGACC